CGCGCCGTAAATGAAGCAGATGTCCAGCTCGTATCTGCGAAATCACAGATTGCTGTGTCACTGTCTAACGTAGGAGTGACACTTGTTAAAGCGTTTCCTTTTGCAGTGTAACCACCTGTAGTCGCTAATTCTTCTGAAGTTGTATAAACAGTTGTAGATTTATTTAAAACTGCATCACTATCATACAATGCTAAATTAAAAGTATTTCCAGTAGATGCAGTAAAATTATGTTCGGCTTCTAAAATTTCTTGTTTGAAACTGTTACAAATTGCTGATGTTATTGCCATATTATTCTCCTAAATTACGGTGACGGTGATTTAACTGGGATACGAATCGTACCATCAGTGTAATCGTCTCGTCTTCGTCTTCCAAGTTGCGCTCCTGCAAACTTCTGTACTTCTTGTTTATACTTGTTTTCGTAAAGTGTCAACATATCCATAGGTCCCTTTAAATATCCAAAAGCCTCTGCTAAGCAGCCATATAAAAGGCCATTAGGAAAGTATCTGCTGATATAAGTCCCAGAGGTATTGGTCACTAGACTCGTAGGTTGTGCATTATAATAAATTCTAAAAGCATAAGTCGTATCGGGAGTAGGAGCTAAAAGAAGCCCTCCTGAAGTAGAATCTGTTGTTCCTGTGGCTCCCCCAAACATTGCATAATATTTAGGTTGGCCAGTAACATCTTGACCTGTGAGACCCCCTGAAGGTCCTGTTAATTTTGCTACATATTCTCTTAAATAAGTTACATCTTTTTTCTGTAAAAAAACTGAATTACCTGTTACCACGGATGTAGAATCAAATACTTCAACTGCCCTCACAAAAAGACATCCCGCTGGATTATTAATAGTATTGTCGTCTACGGCAAAATTTCCCGTAGCCATTAGTCTATCGGAGTCCATAGGAAGGTCATATAAAATTCTATTTTCTACATTTCCTATAAATCTGCCTAGAATAGCACCAGTAAAAACATTACTGTCTACTTCACAATAACTTCTAATGTCAGCTTCTAATGCTGAGAGTGTATATGCAGCCATAATTACGGTCTATCGTTCACGGGTCCGCCGAAAACGAAAAATCCTCCTCCTGTTGCTATACTAGTAGCAGCGTTTGCTAAAGTAAAACTAAAACTATCACTTACGGGCAACGTTGAAGGTTGGCCTGCGTAAGGAATAGTACTGTCAATTTTTGTAATGATATAGGAACCATAAACTTTTGCACCACTTGAATGAGCATTGGCTGTAGTTGAAGTGGGAGTTTTTCCATAAGAAGGAGCTGCGGTTCCGCGAGTCAATCCTGAAAGAGTATTGCTCCCTGTAGTATTTGTAGTGTAATAAATGGTTTCACTATTAACTACTCCTGTATCAGCGTCCGTGGAAGTAATGCTAATATAACCAGGGGCCACGAATTGAGAAGAATCTGTTAAAACTAAACTGGTTGCCGCTGCAGTTATATCTCCATTTAAAGTGGTACTTAATTCAAAAGTAGAAATGCCTACTCCTCCTACAGGTTCTTTAACCTGATAAAATCTTACAGCATCATCGGTAGATCGTCCGTGTCTATTCTGCGCCACAATAACTGTAGTTCCTACTTCAGTTGTAAAAGGATTATCATTTAAAACAGCAGGGGTAGGTAAAGCTACTCTTGCGGGTCTTGCTCTTTGTAAAGCTTGAGGATCCGCACTTGTAGGTTTAGGTTCCAATTGAGGTTGTTTAGGTTCAAATTCTGAAAAATGTACCCATGCGCCATTCCATTCCCTTACCATTTCAAGGTAAGGAAAAACTAATCCAGATCTATCTGAAATAGCAAGTGCATGTTTTCCTGAAGCAAATGTAGTCATAATTAAGCGTTAGGATAGTAAACCTTAGGTGCAATATAAGTACTCGTAATATCTGCATCCTCTTTTACGGCTCTAGCCAATTCATCCTCATAATAAAGTTTTAATTCTTGTGATCTTTGAGGAACATTTTTTTGAGATAAATAAAAAGCTAATCCTGCAGTCATACAAGGAGCAAAACGATAAGGCACATTTGTTGCATTACCATAAGCTCCGGCATCTTGGATCCTTCTTACATAATATAAATTTAACTTATTTCCATCTTCTGCTGCTCCAGGAGTAAGATATAAAGTTATAATTGTTCGATCAATAAATCGTTGAACAAAAAAAGAAGTAGGAGTTCCAGTTGCTGTTTTATTAGAATAACCTTGATACTGAGATCGACTCACTTCCGTCATAGGAGAATCAATACTTGTAGAAGTAATTCTATAATTAACTTCTAATATATTATCCATTCCTGTAGCATGTTGAGTAACTGCATCGGCACTTGAATGCGTAGCCGCAGTCGTGCCATTAGATCCACGAACAGCTCCTGTAAGGTTGGCTGCTCCAGTTAATGCTGATTTTCCAGTGTATCTAATCGTTTCAGAGTTAACCGTAATGGTCCCTCCTCCTTGATCAGCACCAGGCATATCTTTAACTTCGGTTAAAGGAATATCTGTAACCGATGCATTAATTCCTGCAGATAAAGTAGTTGTTAATCCGTTAGAAGCCCCATCAGATGGAGATCTATAAGTAGTATAAACATTTTGTCCATCTACTAAAGTAAAACCTTGATTAGCTATTTCCCAATAATGAAGTCCTCTATTACTCCATTCAGAAAATAAAAGATTTAAAGATCGTTTAGCTGTTTTTAATTGATAACCAGAAACGTTTTGTAAGCCAATTCTTTCGTAAGCCTCTTCTACGATCTCATCAATCGGAAGAGTTTTATCAAATGTATAAGAGTGAGAAGTAGTATTAGCCACAAATCCTCCTAACCGTAGAAGATCGTAACTTTATCCACGCCACCTGTTAGCTCAGCATAAGCACCGTTAGGACAATAAAGTCCATTACCTGGGACATCAATTTGATAAACTGAATCTTCCCCTGCTGTTCCTGATCCTGCAGGTACATCGAATGTAGCAACAACAGTTCCAGTTAGAGAAGTATCTCTAATTACTATAGTTCCTAAAGCTGCCTCGCTTACATAATAAATTCCAAGGACTCTAGCTGGTCCAGCGAATACCGCTCCATCTGCTATGAGATGTGTCGATTTTACATCTACATTATATCCTGACATAATTTTATCTCCTTAGTCGTGAGCTCCCGAAGGAGCTCACATTAATTATTTATTACGCGTCAGCAAAAGGTGTTGCTATTGCACCAGATCCTTTTAGAACTGCTTGCACAAAATATTCAGCACTAGCTGTTGCCGTAACTTGAATAAAACTTCCAACGATTCCACCAGTAGTGGTACCATCCAAAGTCATTACGTCGTTAGTTGCAGCAGGAAACCAATCTTTACCAGTTGTTGCAGCATCCATTAGAGTTGTTGCATAACCGATAAACTTATCAGTTCCATCAGTCTTGATGTCCATATCAGTTGCTAGAGTTTGAACCATAAATGTATAAGTACATCCTAAATTACTTAATACATTATAATCGTTTGCTCCAGCTACCGCTGATGCGCTTCCTGTTAAAATGGAAGGTAATGTGAACTTACCATCCGCGTCGTTACAAACTAAAAGTCTTCCTGCATGATCAGCAACTGTTAAAGTTGTATCAGCAGTTAAACTCACGACTGCTTTAGGTCCGAAACTAATAAAACCATTTAATGATCTTACTGGTCCCGAAAACGTTGTATTTGCCATAATTATAATCCTCCTAGTTAATTTGGATATGATCTCTAGGCCGTCGACTATACGCGTTCATACCCAATTAATAATTGTATAGTAATTATTTTATAACTCAATTTTTAATAGAGCGCAAGGTATCCTGTAGTGAAAAGTTGATTTTGATGATAGCGCTTAAGTGGCTATCGAAACTTCGGGCTTTGAAACCGCTATTTTATTCTCACGAGTAGCTTCTACAAATTCTTGAGCAATGATCTCTTTAATAATATCCTGGATTTTTTTATTAATCTCAATCATCCTGATATTATGCTTGCCGTCCTTCAGATGCTCTTGTTGCCACTCTAGTTCCAAGGACCGTTTCGTAGTGTATAGGTCTTCGGTCATCTGTAACCTCCTCATAGGTTATCCATTTACCACGTTTAGCAGTAAATCCATCAGACTCGAACTTTACCTCATTTTTTCCCAGTTTGTCAAGGATTGATTTCTCAATACCTTTTGCACTGTCTTCAGCTTTTACGCTGAAATCAGCATAATAGCCATGGTATCGAATCTGTACTCGGAAGTTTTTCATAGTGAATTTCTGTCTTTATAGTCAAAATGGGGCGGTTTTGAGGCCGCCCCATTAATTTTCTTTAAGTATTACGCACCTTCAACACCGTAAATACCTCTAGGGTCCGATACGCCAAAAACGTATCTTGCTCTAGCTTTGTATCTTACG